AAGGATTTGTTCACCTCCGGTGACATAGGCCCTACGGTCGATCCCTCCACCCGCGATCAGGAAGACATCGATCGGGCCAAGGCGGGTCAGCGTATACTGCGCTCTGAGTTCGAACGCCTTAACTCAGAGACGGAGCTGCTGGGTACTGCCGCGAGCTGGCTGGCCCTGACGGGCAATGCCGTCCTCTTCAGCACATGGAATGGTTTGCACGGTGACCTGGTGAAGATCCCCCGCATGAAGATGCGCAAGGATGCGGTCACCTACGATATCATGCGCTGCCCCAGCTGCGGCTGGTCGGAGCGCGCTGAGGTAGCTCCCGAGCGCTGCGCCTCCTGTTCGGACTTCATGGTGGGCGATACCGCTGTTGAGCGGGATATGATCACCGATAAGCCGGTCTATGAGACACGCGAGGAGCAGGACACCGACAAGGCCGGCAAGCCGGTCTTCGATGAGGTGCGGCTGGGCAACCTCGAGGAGCATGTGGTCAACCTCCTTAACTTCTACCCGCAGCCTACCCGCGAGTGGAAAGACATCCGCTATGCTATTGAGACGGATGTCATGGACATCGACCGCGTCAAGGACCTGTTTGGGGCCAAGGCTAAGAATGTCACAGCAGAGAACATCCATGTAGATGACTGGGCCGGTGCCTTCTCACTGAATATGGGATCGGACCAGACCCTCGATGACTCGAATGTCAATGAGGCAGACAAGTGCATCGTTAAGATCTTCCGTCATGTACCGGATCGGCGCTTTAAGAAAGGTAAGCTGATCATATGCACGAGCGATACGATCCTCTTCGATGGCGATCTGGACTCCTGCGATGGCAAACTACCTTATACTTTGATCAAATACCGGGATGTGCCGGGATCATTCTGGGGTCAGGGTCCCATACCCGACCAGCTGCCCAGTCAGAAGCGCATCAATGCGATCGACTCCAACATCGTCCAGAACCGCAAGCAGATGGTCAACCCTCAGTGGTTGATCCCCGAGGGCGCAGGTATATCGAGGGTGTCGGGTCGAGCCGGTCTGGTATTACGGTGGTCACCACACTCTACCGGGGGCTATAAACCTGAGAAGGTGCCGGGCGTCCCGCTGCCACAGCAGGTGCTGGGTGAACGGGAGCAGACACGACAGGATATGCGCTCTATCTCGGGTATCCATGAGATTATGCAGGGTCAGCTACCCCCCGGCTCCTCTGGACTGGAGACCGGTGCAGCGGTGGAGTTCATCTTTGAACGGGCCTACAAGCGTTTTGGCGTAGCGATACGGCAGTGGCGCGGTGGCCTGGCCGAGCACTTCCATCGCAACCTGAAGATATTAGAGAAGTACTGGGAAGAGGACCGCATCGTTCGTGTGCTGGGCGAGAACTCGGAGCTGGAGTCCTATTACTATAGTAATAGCGACTTCTTCAATACCGAGGATATGGTCGTCCGTACGGGTGTAGGACTGCAGGGATCGGATGTAGCCTACCAGCAGCGTATCATGCAGGCCGCACAGCAGGGCCTACTGGGTAATATCCAATCTCCTGAGATACGCGGTAAGATTCTCGAGAAGCTCGACATAGAAGGCTTTGACTCGGAGTATGTCCTCGATGCGAAGAAGGCACGCCGGGTCTTGATGGCACTGCGTGATCAGAAGGACCCCGATCCCATCCTGCCGGCTGTCGACAATCATGCTATCCAGTTCTCTATCCTCCGCGACTTTATGCTCTCGTCTGATTTCTACAAGCTGAACGAAGAGATACAAGCCTCCATACAAGAGCGCGCCCAGCAACATCAACAGATCATGCAGCAGCAGCAGCAGCAGGTGATGCAGGCAGCACAAGCAACCAAGGGTGCCGGTGACCAGGCCGCTCAAGCGGTGCAGGACTCCGGTGCTATGGGTCAACAAGGCGTACCCACGCAAGGACAAGGAGTTTAATAATGTCAATCAAGAAAGACAGTCACAGCTACAAGCACTCTGGCAAAACCGGTGGCAAAGGATCACGCACGCCGAACGGTACCAGCAACACCTCCACCCCTTCGCGTTCACTCGCGGGTGGTGAGGGACCGGCTATGTCTTCTTATAATCACAAGACCCTTGGGCAGCGTGGCAAGTCCAAACCGGGTCGGATGTAGTACACATGTAAGTGTATTTACCAGGAGAGTCTAAATGAATAACGCAGATGGGCTCAATGCGGGTGCAGACGAAGCGCTGCCAGCCGAGAATGAGCCGTTTGAAGTGCCTGAGCAGATCGACGACTCAACTTTCGAAGATCTATTCGGGGACGACCAGCCCACTGAAGCAACAGCGCAGGGAGAGGAACCGACGCGATCGGCACCCCAGCCTGAGCCTGAGCCTGATTTAGGGCCGGTAGACCAGCCACCCCAGCAGCCGAGGCAGGATCAACAGTCGATGATCCAGCAGACGGTGGCAGCAACAGTGCAGGGGTTACAGCAAGGTCAAAACCAGCATCAGGCAGTGCAGACCGGACTGGATCGACTGAAGGCCGCTAATCCTAATATGAGTGATGATGAGCTCAAGTGGATGGCAGGCGCAGTGGATACGGTGGTCAGCTCCTCGCCGCTGGCGGCGCAGATGCACCAGCTGCAATCGCGCCTTAATCAGGTAGAGCAGACAAATCATCGCGGCGTGCAGGAGAAGGTAGCCGGCAACTACGACCAGCATCTGGACGGCTTGCTCGACAAGGCGCAGGTGACCGATCCTTTCGAGCGCAAGGCCTTGAAAGCGGTTGTCACACAGGATGGGTTGCAGGAGTACGGCCAACAGTTCTCTCACGAAGCGGCGACACGTGTGTTCCGCAATGTCAATAATTCGCGCCGGCAAGAGGCGCATACTCAGCGTCAACAGTATGTGGATAACAAGACGGCACAACAGGACAATACGCCGCCGGTTACCCACAGCAACTCCACCTCTTCGGCTAGTGAGAACATCATGGCCGGCCTTACAGACCCCAAGAACAAGTCATGGGGCTTTAGGGGGCAGGATTTCCAAAAAGCGGTTCGCTGGCTGGAGAAGAAGAGTAACGATACGCTGGGTTGAATCTATGTGAGAATCAATCATGGCAGGTGCAACTCTAACTACGATGAATGCGGCATTGAAGAAGCTCTACTTGCCGCGTCTTCAATCAACGGTCAACACATCGACCGTCCTCCTCAGCAGGCTCGAAAGGGTCCTCAAGGAGAAAAGCGTCTCAGGGCAGTCGGCGATAGTGCCGATCAACCTTCGTCCCTCCGAGGCGATTGCTTCGCTGGGTGACGGCGAAGCCCTCCCGACGCCACAGAATCAAACGCTGGTCGAATCGTCAATAGCGTATAACTATCTCTATGGCACGATTCGTATCACTCATCCTACCATAGCCGCTTCACGCAACGAAGCCGGTGCCTGGACCAAGGTCATCTCTGCTGAGATGGAAGGCCTCGAGCGCGATCTGCGCAACGATGTCAACCGTCAGTTGTTTGGCTGGGGTAATGGCGTCCTGGGTACTACTAATGGTACGGGAGGTAGTGTCAACCTCGTGTTGGATACCGGGCATCAGGTCAAGGTCAACATGCTTGTTGAATCTTTTACTCTTACGTCTGGTGGTTCTACCGGCATCACCGATCAGAGTGTTGGAGCAGTTTCAGGTACTGCTGTCACGCTCGATGGCTCTGAGTCGTGGACGGATGGCGAGTACGTCTATCGCAAGGGTTCTCGTGGCAATGAGATGATGGGCCTTATGGGTATTACCGATGATGCTACCGCAACCAGTGGCATCGGAACCTTCGTCACTACCTTGCAAGGTATTGTGCGCGGTACGTATCCTGAGTGGAACTCTAATGTCTTTGAAAACTCCACGGCGGATGTTGGTCGTAACGTCACAGACACCTTGCTGGATGACTCGATCCTTGAGATCGAAGAGTCGGGTGAAGGTAACTTGACCTGTGGTATTACGAGCCGCACCCAGTTCCGCAAGATCGCTCAGCTGATGACACCGGATCGTCGTTATTCTGACGCAATGGAGCTGAACGGCGGGTTCAAATCTATCAGCTGGGGTGGTATCCCAATCTTCTGGGATGCCAGCTGCCCCGTGGATACCAATGGCAACGACATGCTATTCTGGGTCGACGAGAACGAGCTGGCCATCTATCAGTTGGCCGACTGGAACTGGGACGACGAGGACGGCAATGTCTTGCATCGCAACGAAGGGTATGCCACCTACGACGGCACCCTTTACTACTACGCTAACCTGGGCACGACTGCACCTGATAACATGGGTGTGATTCGTGACCTGTCGAAGTCGTAGCATAATCGTGGGGGAGGAGCTTGATGCTCCTCCCCCTATTAAAGGAATTATCCTATGGCTACAGTAATAAAA